GTCAACGGATTCCTCTCCATCGAGGCGTGCACCTACTTCGTATACTTCATCGGGGCAGGCTCGGGCGGTAATGGCCCGTATCTGAATCTCACGGTGGACACCGAGGGCACGCTCAAGATCGGCGACAACAGCGATGGAAACGGTGCGCCGTCTCTGTCCGTCACCGGCAAGCTGTGGTTGATGGGCGAGATCGATCAGGCCACGTTCACCACGGACTACCCCGTCGGTTTCGACATAGTTCTGTTGAACTCGTGGTACCCGAACAAGGGCATCACTGCCAACTGGACTGTCGACACATTCACGGAGCTGGTCGTGGTGGATGCTACGGCCGGGAACGTCACGTTGTCCTTGCCCGTCTCTGATGGCCGATCCAAGCCCATATCCGTCGTTCTGGGAGCTACGGCTTCGGGGCACACCTGCACGATCGACCCCAACGGGTCCGAGACGATCAGCGGCGCAACCACCAAGGTTCTCAGCGCTCAGTGGGATCATATCCGCATCGAACCCTACGCCCACAACTGGGTACAGACCGGCTGAGAAGTCCCCTTCCCCGCCCTTGGACCCACCCCCATCCCCTTCAAAACCCTTAGGGAGGAGTTGTAAAGTATGCCCCGAATCCCAGGGGGAGATGCTTCGGAGCCTGTTCGACGCAGTAGGCCCGCTACAACTCCTGAGGGTCGAGAGAAACAGCTGGTCGCACTGGCTTACGACCTCGTAGAGAAACGCATTCGAGAAGGAACGGCCACGTCTCAGGAGGTCACGCATTTCCTGAAGCTCGGTTCCTCAAGGGAACTTCTCGAACAACAGCGTCTCGGTTACGAGAACCAACTTCTCGAAGCAAAGCGAGTCTCTATGGAGTCTCAGCAGCGTATGGAGGAGACATACAAGAACGCGATCGCCGCCTTCAGGGAGTACTCGGGTCAAGAACCGATGGATCCTGTGGACGAATACGATGGTTAGGTCATACTCCGAACTTCGTCGTCTGGATACGCTAGCGGAACGGTTCCGTTACCTAGCTCTTCGCGGTGAAGTCGGGCGAGCGACCTTCGGTTTCGACCGGTACCTCAACCAGCAGTTCTACACGTCTAGGCAGTGGCGTCACATCCGCAACCATGTCATCGCGCGTGATGTCGGACGTGACTTGGGCATCGACGGTTACGAGATTCACGACCGCATCTATATCCACCACATGAACCCGATGACGGTCGACGACATCACGTCCGGAGATCCGAGAATCCTCGATCCTGAGTTCCTGATCTCGGTAACCCACAAGACCCACAACGCAATTCACTACGGCGACGAGGGCCTTCTGGCCAAACCACTTGTCGAACGCATACCAGGCGACACGAAGCTTTGGTAACGAAAGGAACATCTGTGACGACCATTGGCTACGACCTCCCCGTAGAGGACTACGTCGATCGCCTCAGTGCCACGCACCACGTGACCCACACCTCGCACAAGAAGACCTCCGTCACTCTGCACCACAACGCCGGCAACCTGACCCACGCCGGCGTGCTCTCCGTCTGGACGACCCGTCCGGCCTCGGCGCACTTCGACGTGGACGCCAAGGGGCAGGTCGCGCAGTACGTCAAGGTCGACGAGTACGCCTGGGCCACCGGCAGCACCCTCGGCAACGAGAACTCCATCTCCATCGAGATGGCGGACGCCACCTTCGCCCCCAACTGGGAGGTCTCAGAGACCACCTGGAAGGCCGCGGCCCGTCTCGCCGCCTGGCTCTTCGTCCATGTGATCCAGGTCCGTCCCAACGCTTCCAACTTCTTCCCCCACCGGCACTGGTCGAACACCGACTGCCCCGGCCCGTACGTCGTCAAGCACTTCAACGCGATCCTCGTCGAAGCCCAGACCCAGTACGACAAGTTCAAGGCCGGCTCGCCGTCCAAGGCGACCCCCGTCCCCCACAAGAAGACGATCGTGGAGATCGCGCACGAGGTCCGGGAAGGTAAGTGGGGTAGTGGCCCCAACCGGACACACCGTCTGCTCGTCGCCGGCTACGACCCCAACGCCGTCCAGGCCGAGGTCAACCGCGAGATGCGTGGTACGGCCAGCACCGCCAAGAAGTCCATCGTCGAGATCGCGCGCGAGATCATCGAGGGCAAGGGCGACTGGGGTACTGGAGACGTTCGCATCGCTCGCCTGACGCGGGCCGGCTACAGCGCCAACGCCGTCCAGGCCGAGGTCAACAAGCTCATCTAGAAGGGAGGTGTCCCACGTGACCGGCAGCATACTTGACGACGTCAAGAAAGTCCTCGGTCTCGATACGAGTTACACGGCGTTCGATCGCGACGTCATATTGCACATCAACGGCGTGTTCTCGACGCTCAACCAGTTGGGTATCGGCCCCGATGACGGCTACATGATCGAGGACGACACGGCTACGTGGGACGCCTTCATCGGATCCGACCTCCGGCTCAACTCCGTCAAGCACTACGTCATCCTTCGGGTCCGGATGTTGTTTGACGTGCCAGGAACTTCCTTCGCCATCGACGCGATGAAGGAACAGATCAGAGAACTCGAGTGGCGACTCAACGTCAAACGGGAGGGAGAATCATGGACGGATCCGACAACGTCATAGACGGAGCCGCTTTGGTGGAACGAGTGCTGTCTCATCACGGCGTCAGAGGCATGAAGTGGGGCGTTCGTAAGCGTCGTTCTTCGCCCTCGCACCCCGCTTCCGAGGACCACGCCACCGTCGAGGCCCACAGCTCCAAGGCCAAGGAAGGCGGCCTCAAGGCCCTTTCCAACAAGGAACTCCAGGACATCATCACGCGCAAGAACCTGGAGAAGCAGCACCGAGAGCTGGTCGGCAGCGGCCACAAGTTCGAGAAGGGCCACAAGCGCGTCAAGAAGGCCCTCTCGGCGATCAAGACCTTGAACGACATCCACAGCACGGTCGACACCACGACGAAGGTCATCAGGAAGGTCGCCTCAAGCTAGAAGGGAGGGTTGGCGATGGCTCTATCGAATACGGCAACTCCAATCTACTACGGCCAGTTTCGGGACGCGGTAGTTCGTGGCGAGATCCCTGTGAACCGGGAAATCTCGATGGAGATGAACCGCATCGACGCGCTCATCGCCAACCCGACCATCTACTACGACGACAGGGCCGTCGAAGGCTTCATGCTCTACTGCGAGAAGGAGCTGACACTCACCGACGGAAGCGACCTCCACCTGCTTCCTTCCTTCAAGGTCTGGGCTGAACAGATCTTCGGTTGGTACTACTTCGTCAAGCGACAGGTTTACGAACCGAGACCGGACGGCCACGGTGGTAGCTACGTCAACAAGACGGTCAAGAAGCGGCTGACCACGAAGCAGTACCTCATCGTGGCCCGAGGTGCGGCCAAGTCGATGTACGCCGAGTGCATACAGAGCTATTTCCTGAACGTCGACACATCAACGACGCATCAGATCACCACCGCGCCGACCATGAAGCAAGCCGACGAGGTGATGTCGCCGTTCCGAACCGCGATCACTCGAAGCCGCGGCCCTTTGTTCAAGTTTCTGACCGAGGGCTCGCTTCAGAACACGACTGGTTCCCGGATGAACCGGGTGAAGCTGGCCTCGACCAAGAAGGGTGTCGAGAACTTCCTGACTGGCTCCCTGCTCGAAGTTCGCCCGATGGCCATCAACAAATTGCAGGGTCTGCGGCCGAAGATCTCTACAATCGACGAGTGGCTATCCGGCGATATTCGCGAGGACGTCGTCGGCGCGATCGAGCAGGGAGCCTCAAAGCTCGATGACTACCTGATCGTCGCCATCAGCTCCGAGGGTACCGTCCGAAACGGTTCCGGCGACACAATCAAGCTCGAACTCGCCAGCATCCTCAAGGGAGACTACCCAGCGCCGCATATCTCGATCTGGCACTACAAGCTTGACGAGCTGGAAGAAGTCGCGGATCCGGCGATGTGGCAAAAGGCGAATCCGAACCTCGGGAAGACGGTTACGTATGAAACGTACCAGCTCGACGTCGAGCGAGCCGAGAAAGCCCCGGCTTCGAGGAACGACATCCTGGCTAAGCGCTTCGGGATACCGATGGAGGGTTATACCTACTTCTTCACGTACGAGGAGACGCTACCTCATCGTACACGCGAGTTCTGGCAGATGCCTTGTGCTCTGGGTGCAGACCTTTCCCAAGGCGATGACTTCTGCGCCTTCACCTTCCTCTTCCCCCTGCGCGATGGTTTCGGGGTCAAAACCCGGAGTTACATCACTTCGCTGACTCTGATGAAGCTTCCTGGCGCCATGCGTCAGAAGTACGACGAGTTTATCGGCGAGGGCAGTCTTCACGTACTTGAGGGCACGGTTCTTGACATGATGGAGGTCTACGACGACCTGGACCAACATATCCAGGATCTGGAGTACGACGTCCGTGCCCTTGGCTTTGACCCGTACAACGCGAAGGAGTTCGTAAGCCGCTGGGAAGCGGAGAACGGTCCATTCGGAATAGAGAAGGTGATTCAGGGCGCCAAGACGGAATCTGTGCCGCTTGGAGAGCTCAAAAACCTCAGTGCAGAACGTTTGCTTGCCTTCGACGAAGCACTCATGACGTTCGCCATGGGCAACGCCATCACCATGGAGGACACGAACGGCAACCGGAAGCTTCTGAAGAAGCGACAGGATGCGAAGATCGACAACGTATCAGCGTTGATGGACGCGTACGTTGCCTACAAGGCCCACAAGGAAGCCTTCGAATAGCCAGGAAAGGGGGTGACACATGGGAGTGCGTTCATTTATCAGGCACGCGTGGAACGCGTTCAATAACTGGGACGAGAACTACCAGCAACGACAGAGTTATGCCGCCGGATCTACTTTCGGCGTGCGGCCGGACCGAACGCGTCTCACTTACACGAACGAGCGGTCGATGCTTTCGTCGATCCTCACAAGGATGAGTCTCGATGTAGCGTCGATTCAGCTTTGTCATGTTCGGAACGACAAGGACGGGCGCTATGTCGAGGACATCGACAGCGGTTTGAACGAATGTCTTACCGTGAAGGCGAACGTCGATCAAGCGGCTCAGCAGTTCCGACAGGACGTCGTTCGAGTCATGTTCGACAAGGGAGTCGTGGCCATCGTTCCGGTCGACACCACGAGCGATCCGACCAACTCCAACTCGTACGACATCCTGACGATGCGAGCCGCCGAAGTCGTTGCGTGGTTCCCCGAGCACGTCCGAGTCAGTCTCTACAACCAGGCGAAGGGCTTCCGAGAGCAGATCACTCTTCCGAAAAGCCTTGTCGCAGTCGTGGAGAATCCGCTCTACGACGTCATGAACGAGCCGAACTCGACATTCCAGCGATTGACGCGAAAGCTCAACATGCTGGACGCCGTCGACGAGGCCTCCAGTTCCGGCAAGCTCGACCTGATCATCCAGCTTCCGTACGTCATCAAGTCTGAGGCCCGACGGAAGCAGGCGGAACAGCGACGGAAGGACGTCGAGTTCCAGCTCAAGGGCAGCCAGTATGGCATCGCCTACACCGACGGAACCGAGAAGGTCACTCAGCTCAACAGGCCGGCCGAGAACAATCTTCTCGGTCAGATCCAGTACCTGACTGACATGCTGTACAGCCAGCTCGGGATCACAGACTCGATCATGAACGGCACCGCCGACGAGAAGACCATGATCAACTACAACTCTCGTACGGTCGAACCGATTCTTCGAGCCATCGCCGAAGCCATGAGGGCTACGTTCCTCACCAAGACGGCTAGGACCCAAGGTCAGTCCATCACGTACTTCAAGGACCCGTTCGCTCTCGTTCCTCTCAGCGAGATAGCCAAGATCGCCGACATGCTGTCCAGAAACGAGATCCTCACCCCGAACGAGATCCGTCAGGGGATCGGCTTCAAGCCGTCGAAGGACGCGAAGGCCGACAAGCTCCAGAACAGCAACATGCCGACGGCGGCGCCGTTGCAGCCGCCACCTCGACAGCCGTTCCCACCGAGCGACCGGCAGCCGACACGCCCAATACCACAACTCACCAGGACGGGAGGAAACAGTCAAAATGGAACCTGATTTCAGTGGCTGGGCCACGAAGGCCAACCTCAAGTGCTCCGATGGTCGGACCATCATGCCGGACGCGTTCAAGCACATGGACGGCCAGCAGGTTCCGCTTGTCTGGCAGCACGGCCACAACGACCCGACGAACGTTCTCGGCTACGCGATCCTCAAGCACATGGCCGAGGGTGTGCGCGCCGACGGCTATTTCAACTCCACGCCCGCCGGCCAGAACGTCAAGCTGCAGGTCGAACACGGCGACATCAACGCCATGTCGATCTTCGCGAATCAGCTCGTGGAGAAGGGCGACAAGAACGTCTTCCACGGTCAGATCTGCGAAGTCAGCCTCGTTCTCGCCGGCGCCAACAAGGGCGCGAAGATCGACTTCGTCAACATCCGTCACAGTGACGGTGGCCTCGAAGAGCTGGACGACGAGGCGGTCATCTACACCGGCGCCGAGCTCTTCCACGCGGCGGACGTCGTCGACAACTCCACAGAGCCGTCGATCGAGGACTTCTGGAACTCGCTGACCCCGGACGAGCAGGACGTTGTCGCCCACATCGTCGAGGAAGCCGTCAAGACGGCTCAGGACCCCGACGGAGACGGCGACAACGACGCCGCCAAGGGTGTGGCCGACGACAAGAAGGACGGCGAGCCCGCCGAGCACTCCGACACCAACAAGCCCGGCGAGGACGACCTCAGCCACAAGGAAGGAACCCCCGTGACGCGCAACGTGTTCGACCAGACCGACCAGAACGCCGGCCCCAAGAAGCACGAGCTCTCCCACGCCGACGTCGAGGGGATCTTCGCTTCGGCGGTCAAGAACAAGTCGTCCCTGAAGGCCGAGGTCGACAACTACGCCCTGGCCCACGGCATCGAGCC